ATCATCAATAGTAGTTGCATTAATCTTATACAATCCAGATGGAAAATATAGATAGTTTTCACCGCTTAATCTCATTGCTGCAATAGCATCTGTAAACATAGTAGTTACATCAGTTGCAGATTGTGTTTGATCAAAATCTAAAATTTTTGATTTCGTAGCATCTGATGCGTAATCTAATACGTTTACGCTAAAAGAGTTACTAGGAATATCACTACTCGCCGGCAACAACTCATAAGCGGTTAAATCGCCAGTCGCTGCTCCTAGATATCTATAGTAAGCTGTAGAGCTACCACCACGAGCAACTACTGCTGGATCATCACTAGCATCGACTACTTCATAAACAGCTCTATTTACTTGGTTTGCTTGCTCACCTACTAGCTCCTGAGTATCTGCATACTGCTCTGCTGCTGTAGGTGGTGTAAAGCTTAAGTTCTCACTTTGCCATGTACCGTTAAGAGCGTAAAATCTTAATGTTCCTGAAAGATTGTAAGCGTAATCGGCATCACTAGGATTAGGTAATGCAGCTTCTATTGCTGGAAGATTTACATAACGTCCTTTATACTTATTGTCTCCTCCTTGAATTTCTGGAATAGTTTGAAACTCATTTGTAGCTGGATTAACAACTACAACCGTTCCACCGCTAGGCATTACTTGATTTGCTGTTAAACTGTTAGGATCTACAGTATCTTGAAGTGTTCTCTCTAATCTGTCTAATCTATCTGCAATCGGCATATTATACTAATTTACACAAATTTACACTATTTAGATCGATTCTAAATAAGAAAATACACATAAATTATTACCTATTAGATCGTTATATTTGTAAAATGCTGTTTATATTCCTTTTTGCTATCGGTTTTGGCTTGCTGTGTCGCTGGATATGTCTAAGTATATTTGATTCTATTTTCAAGAAAGAAACACCTATACACATCCATTATCACAACCATTTAACCATTACTAATCAGTCCGTTACTATCGATAAAACTACTGCCACTCGTCAGAAGATTATCAAAAGTAAAAGCTCCAGCGTTAATTAAATCATTAGGGTTATAACTGTCATTTACATAACTGTTAACTCTTTGCCTTTGCATAGTAACCTTAACTGAATATGTAGCCTCTCTTATATCTTTGCTTTTACGTACTCGTGATGTCTCTACACTTCCTACTTTTGTATATTCTAAACCATCTACAAAAACACTACTATTTTTTAAGATGTGATTAAGTTGTAAAGCAACGTTATGCACCACTTCAAAGAATGTAAATTCATACTGCTCATAGAACCTGTTTTCTAATTGAATTAATCTGTCATCTGCTTGGTAATTATCTAATTCATCACTAGGAATTAAAGTAGGTGTTAGATCAAATGGTATTCTAACAGTTCCATAAAAACCAGTGCTATAAATAATATCATTATTCTTATCACTACCGTACACCATTAAATGATGTTCAGGTAATTCAGAAGATACCTCTATAAACTCGCTTAAGAACTCTCTACCATCTACATTAATAACGGCTTGATAAACTCCTTCTAAACCATTGAAATTATATTCAACCTCATAGATGTTATAGCCTTGTGTATTGTAGTAAACAGATAATATAGTAGTAGTGTCCTCAACTGGAGTAATTGTAGTTAATGAAGTGATAAATTCCCATCTATCTAATTCATCGTTATACTCTTGACCTATAATAGATGCAAAAGTGCCTCCTACATTTACAAATATTCCTACTTTATAGAAGTTAGGGTAATCCCCATTTAAGAAGTGATTAGCGTCTAAATCGTTACCGTTTACATCGTATGTCTTACCATTTGTAAAGTATATTCTTATGCGTCCTAGATCGTCGCTATACTTCCATCCATCACGACTATCATACCTATTTATATTGTCAGTCTTAATTATAGGCGTGATAGTATCTATAACTACTCCGTTACAATCTTTTAATAATACCTCATGATCTGTATATGATGATCTAAATTGTATGGTCCTAAAATCACAATCTTTTACATAATGCGCTACTTTCTTACTTATTACATTGTCTACATTTTCATTTTCACATTCTGGAGTCTTTCTAGTTTCTACAAAAAAGATAGGATTTGAAGGAGCTACATAAAAAAATGGTTCAGCCGTTGTTTGTCCTGGAGTAAAATTTCCAACGGTATAAACTAAGCTCTTTGCACATCCGTAAGAATCTTTTAAATAAATAGTGTAAGTACCAGCAAGTAAGCCAGCAAAGACATTGCTACTTTGATAAGTAACATTATCTAAGGAATAAGTTAAACTACTCACTCCATTTCTATCTACTAAGCCAAAACTAGGAGGATAATCTATACCTATATTAACTCCTTGTGGTGTTGCTGTTTCTGTAATTGTAGCGTTATTAGGGTCTAAAATAGATGGCGTTAAGTTGTTTCTTGCCACACTACTAGCAAACTCGCTACCTTCTGAGATTCTAATTTCAAAATAAACCGATCTACTTAAATCAAATTCTATTGAATTAGCAGCCGTTTGTGTTGCTTGTACCGGTAAAGTAATATTTGAGAAAGGCTTATTTGCGGTTACTCTTACTTTTACATTGTTGCAAGGATCATTATCAGCCTCAAAATATTCTACATTCTCAATTGTCAAAGGTGAAGTATTAGTAACGTCATTTACTTGAACGTTTGCAAAATCTCCGTTTATAGACCAACCATCAAACACATCATCATCATCAGAATCTATTGATACTATAGCACCTATTCTACCTAGTGTAATATTTCCACTAGCTCCATAATCAGCAATTACAGAATTAACAAAGTTAGACGCTAACACTTCTAAATCAGCATCTATAGTTACTTCTTTGGTGGCTGTTCTTTGCGTTTTAAACGTCTCTACACCATCCATTCCTAAGTAATTAGGATTGAATAATCTTATACTGTCGTTTACATTTGGTACAGAAGTAAACTGTATCGCTATTTGAGTGCTCATATATTTGCTTTTAGTAGTGTGAAAGTTCCTTCATCCTTTGGCTCGTAGGACATTAAGTAACCGTATTGAGTTTGGTTTTCGTCGTCTGTAAATTGTATTAATTTATAGTAGTTAGGTATTCCTTCGGTTGTTCCTATTAGTAAATTATACTGTTCTGGAGTTAGTTTCTTAGAAAAAGTATATTCAATAGGTTGAAATAATGCTTTCGCGAAAGCGGAATTAATAACGTCCTCATTTTCTTTTCTGTCTGTTCCATCTATTAACCTAGTGGTTAACTCTGTGTTTCTTTCTCCAGTTTGAAAGATTGTTTTCTTGTTTCTGTAAGTAGCTATTGAGCTTATAGAGTTAGATAAGCGGTGTAAGTTGTTCTTAGGTGTTATTCTAAGATTATAAGCCGTTTGCGGACTAAATACACCAGTAGGTAACACCGCAAAATCCATGTCATAAGGTCTATTTATGTATAGATCATTATTTTTATAGCAGTCTATAAAGAAATTGTCTTTATCAAATTGAGTATCTTCAGTAGGGAAATCCGTAATTTGTTTTCTACGTGTTATTTCTATACCAAAAGTATCTGCTCTAAAATCGCTTAAAGCGTCTCTTTTTTTGTCTACCTTTTTAAGATTGTGTGAAAAGCTGCTTTTTGTGTTGTACTCGTCTAAACCTTGCCTTTCTTCATAGTCCCCACCTTTTTTATAACCTATATCAATAGTGCTATCTATTAAACTAGCATCATAAACAGTTTGTACATCATTAACCTTACCTATATCCATTAACACCTCTCTACTGAAAAAGTAATTTAACGGCTCTACAACTATTCTTTCTACTCTCTTAATAGTTTCTATACCGTAATACGTATTACACACCGTAGAGCAGCTTTCTAACAGCTCTTTAAAGCTAGTTTCTACACTATCGCTAAAACCTCTTATTTGCTTACCGTTAGTGATTAGTAAGTCTTTAAAATATCCAGAAGTAAAGAAATCTGTTTTTATCTTGTTACCACCTAGATTAATAATAGATAATCTTTCTAATGCTTTTTTAACCGTTAAGCCGTTTGAAGTTGTAGACTGAAAATTAATAGTCTCGTTCATGTCTATTCTTACTTCTCTTTGGTCTATTTCCCATAATAAACTAGATCCACTCTGTGTAGTGGCTTGAAAGTAAAAAACAAGGCTTAAAGACTCATCTTCTTCAAGATTAGTAGTAATGCTATAAGTCTCATCTATTACTGTATTTAATCCAGCATCCGCAACTGTCTTAAGCGTTTGAGCGTTTACATACTCGTAATTACCGTTTATAGGATTAAACTTGTTTGTATAAAGGATAATGTAAAAGTTATTTACACCGCTATTAGGCATCTGTATAGTAGCATCTACTTTAATATCTATATTCTTAGTTCCAGCTAATGATGCAGTATCTAAAAAATGATGAGTAGACGTTAATGCTGGTCTAAATTGACTAGCTGTCTGAAATGGTTTTAACGGAAAAGGGAAAACACTATTTACATCTGGATCACCGGAGTATGTTTTATTTAATTTAGGAACATAATAAGCCTCTACATTATCAGATGCTCCACCGCTTACAACGTCTCGTAAACCTTGAATATTTAATACTTCGGTATCTTCTAATAAAGTAGTTATAAGAATCTCACGACCATTAATTAATACTTTATCGTAGTCTAGTGCATCAATTGTATTATCGTCTACATCTGTTAACCTTGAAAGCTCGTATTTCTCGCTAAAACTGTTCTTTAAATCTTCATCTAAACCACCGTTAACGATACTCACTTGAACGCCTAAACGTGTTCTTTTTTTATTAAGTAAGTCTATTCTACCTTCATAATCTAATTCCCATTCATCAGCACTATTTAATATTTCACGTCTGCAAATAATATTAGCCTCAAATCCTTCTGTTCTTTCTACTTTATCAATGTATTCTAAACCATCACCAGTAAACTCAATGTCAGTTACAAACTCCTGAAGTATTCCAGCAGCCGACTTGCTAAAGCTACGTTCTAAACTACGACTATCTTCATCCCATCCTTTTGGATCGGTTGATAATCTCAAAGGCGAATAAGAACTACTTTCTAATGTATATCTAACCTCTCTCATTTAGTGCTTTTTAGAGTTTATGTAAGCCTTGCGATCAAAACTGTTAACGTGTACGTGGTTTGTTATTCTAGCGTTTTTAAAAGCGTCTTTAACACTCTCTTTCATTTCTGATCTAAAACCGTTTAGAACCATTTTTAAATCATCTGATTTTGCTCCTTGTGAGGCTAAAACATTAGTAACCATTAAGGAATTACCCATAGACTTGTTAAACTCGCTTACACTAGGATAAATGATATCATCTTTTGCTACATGGCTTAAAACGTTACGCCCTTGAATAAGTGAGGCGTTACCATATTTATCTACTCTTACTTCATCACGTCCACCATCGTTAAGTAAAGCTATACCTTCATAGTTATCTGACTCCTTTTTACCAGTTTTAAAAGCTTTTATACTTTCACCTAGAATTGCAGCCGTCGCAATAGCTCCAGAACCAATGACATAAGGTATCTGTGCTGTTGCTGCTGAAGCTAAAGGGAAAAGTCCTGAAGCAGTATAAATTGCCGCTTGAGCTTTAATAGCTGCCACCGCTTTTACTGTTTCAATTACTATTTCTGCTGCTGCTGCTCCTTGCTGGAATAAAAACGCCTTACGCTCCAATTCTTGACGTTTCTTTTCAAGCTCTATATTTCTAGCGTCTCTTTCAGCCTCTATCTGTGAGCGTTGTTCTTCAGATAGGTTTTGATTATCTAATCTATTAGAGTAATATTCATTATTTGCTACTATTAGATCATCATACTTTTGAAGTTCAAATTGAAACATTGAGTCGATAATAGATTGAACACCATCGCTTAAATCTCTTTCAAATTGTAGCCTTGCCTCTTTTACATCTTCTGCACCTTGTTTTTTAAGTTCTTGAAATTCTGTGAATGACTTATAATCTTCTCCATAAAGGCGTTTCATTTCGTCATTAAACTTCTCATACTCTTTTAGCACCATATCAGGATCAAATCCTAACTGTTCTGCAAGATTTCTAACGGCTAACGTATTATCTACTTCTTCAATGTTATCATCTTCATCTAACACCTCTAATGGTGTTGCTTGAATATCTTTTAACTTTGAGTTGTAGTCTTTAGTGATTCCTATAACTTCATTATAGTACTTTTCCCATACTAATTTAGCTGCATCACTACCTTCTACTAATCCTCTTAAGTTGTTATCTCTTTCAAGTTCTGCAAGTTCTAAGGTCTTATCATGGAACGTCTCTAAGGAGTTCATTCTTTCTGAATAATAATTATCTTCATCTGATAATACTTCTTCATTAAATTCAATTTCCTGCTCTAGTAAGTACTTTTTAAGTGCATAGGAGTCTTTAAAACTATCGTCACGCTTTTTTAATTGTGTTTCTGTTGTTTCTGTTATCTCTTTCTCTTTTTCTTCTACTACGCCTTTTTCTGTTTCTACGCCTTTTAACTGATAAGCTGCATATTCTTCTAGTAAACCTTTTCTGAAGTTTATATCTTTTTGGAGTTTACTTGATGATTCTTGTAAAGATTCTAATTCAGATTTTACAGATGATATTTGTATATTTCTTAATCCAGCATTTAACAAATTTCTATCTTCATCTAATTGTTTCAACCTTTCTATTAAAGGCTTTTGTTTCATTAGATTTTCTCTAAGATCGGTATATCCTTTATTTAGGTCTTTTACCGCTTGTGATCTTTTTAATTCAATATCTGATTCTTTAAATTCTCCTGGTAAAATATCAGAGTTTAATATTCTATCTATTTCTTTTTTAGCAGAATCAGAACCTCTTGAAAAAGCATCTTCATTAATATCTGTTTGAGACTCATTAAGCTTATCTAACATTTTAAGAAGTGTAGTAGCTCCGCTTATTGCCTCTTTAAAAAAGTCTGAAATAGCTCCTTCCCCATTTTCAATACCTAAAAGAAACTGCTCCCATGTAGAATCTAATATTTTTAACTTAGCGTCTAAAGATTCTAATTGCTGATTAGTCAAATCATCTAATGCGCCGCTATTATTCCTTATAGCCTCTGCATTTTTATCTATCAACTCCGTATTATTAGCCAAAACAACACCTAAAGATGCTGATTGTTTACCCATTAATTCACTAGCTAAAGCCAAAGTTTCTAATTCAGTAGACCCACTTTGTACGCTTGAATTGATTTCTTCTAAAGCATCATTTAATGATTTACCGCTACTTGCTAGTTTCTGTTGTGCTGTTCCTAATAATCTACCAGCTCTTTCTGCTTTAATACCATTATCTGATAAAATACCTATCAAACTACCGGTATAAGCTAAATCTCTATTTAAAACCCTTGAAATAGGTGCTAAATACTGAAAGGAATCTCTCATCCTTTGAAAGTCTAAACTTGTAGACGTTCTAATTGTAGCGATAACATCAGCATATTTTGCAGCCTCATCTGTTGACGCTCCAAACGTGTTAAGCATTTGTACTAAAAATTCAGCACTTTCACCGCTTGTAGTTTCTAAACCTATTGCAAGATCATTAACTGGCTTTAATAAGTCTTTTATTTCTTCTTTAGTCTTACCTAACGTTACAAGGTTTTCGGCTAATTCTGCAACCTCGTTAGATGTTTTGATACTTGATCCAGCTACTTTAATAATTTCCTTTTCTAAGTCGCTTATATCTTTTCTTGACGTTCGCATTATACCAGCAATATTTTGCATTGCCTTATCAAACTGTCTTATCCTATCAAATGAGTTTTTAACAGCACTTGCAAATAGTTGAATACCACCTACGAAACCAAATGCACCGACTAACGACCTTAATGACCTTGCAGCACCTTTAAAAGCTGTTGGATAGTTACCTACTGTACGCCCAAACTGTCCAGCACTTTGATCTATTCTTTTAAGTGATGAATCTAAAGCTATTACTCTTTTTTGTAATGTTTGCGCTTGTTTTGATCCTACTCCTTGCGCTGCTGCAACGTCTTTATATTCTTGACGTAATTTATTAAGCGTGTTAGATAGTTTCTTATAAGCTCCTAATTCTTGACTAGATTGAATAGCTGCTCTTTTAGTCTCCAGGTTCTTTTGTCTTACTTCTTCTCGTGTACGTGCCACCGCTTTAGCTGTTGCGCTTTCTGCTAGTTCTTTTTGTGCTAGACTACGTATTAAAGCTTTCTCTAGTCGATCTTGTTCTTTTAAAACAGCGTTTAACCTTTCACTATTTGTAGATAGTTCCTTAACTCTATTCTTTGCCTCTCCAGTAGATTTAACCGCTAAAGGATTCTTAGACATCTTTTGTGATACCTCGAATAATTTTAAATAAGTCTTATACAATTCTTGCAAATCCTTGTCTAACTTGCCGACTTGCTCAAAGGCTTGTTTGCCTACTATTACATCTATCTGTGAATTATCCATTTTCTCTAGCTTTAACCATTCTTTGAGCGTCTCTTACTCTTAATGCATACTCTTTAAGCGTTGTTTCTTCTGGAATCAACTTGTAACTACCTTCTAACACTCTTTCAAGCGTGTATAACTGCTCTACTGCATCAAATTTTGTTGACTTTTCCTCTTTCGCAAAAGCGTCTACTTCCTTCTGTTTGAAAGAAATATTGCTTTCCATTGCTTTAATTTGTTGATTTATACGGTTTAACTCCGTTGTTTTATCTGCTTTGACATTGATTTTAACCTTGTCTTTAGCTAGTTTACCTATTAAATCGGCTTTATTTTCATCGCTTAACGGACTATCAAAGTATAATCTAACTCCTAACACTACTCTTTGAAGTCTAGCCTTTAGCGTTGATAATTGTAGCACCTTACGCCATTTTATAAAGTCCTCTTTATTACCTATTATCTCATTGTAATCTTCAATGATCTGCTCCCATACCTTTTCATGGTCCTCAACTCCTAATAAAGAAGTATCACCGCTATTAATGACATCTGCAAAGACATTCATATAAAGAGTTGCTATATTGATTTCTTTAGCCATTTTATAAGTAGTGGTTTAATCATTTCGTAATTCAGTTTATGTGCGTTCTCTGGAGTTAATCCCATGAGTTTTAACGCTTGTGTAGGGTTCTTTTGAAAAAATGGATGGCTAGGCTGTCTAGTGAAAAAATCTATCTTGTTATTCTCAAATACTGCATCTATTGATTTAAACAAGCTACCAGTCGCATATAAATTGAATGATTCCCCAGCTTTTTTAGGATAACCTTTTCCGCTTATACCTTGTGTAATTTCTTCAGTAGCTCGTGAATATCTTCCTATATTGTTTCCTTCATTATCAATCCCTTCAAATAATTGCCCTTCGGTATTTAGTTTAAGTATCTCTCCAGCTAATTGATTAACTATAGAATCAATCTGATCAGGAATAAGAGCGTGCGCCCTATTTACATTCTCGTATATTTCCTTTATTGTTCCCATAATTAAAAAAAGCCTGCCTATATACTAGACAGGCTTTTTACTTACTTACTTAAACTTCCTTATGCTGTTACTACTGTTGTAGCTACATTAGACTTAAATAAACGTCCATCAACATCTTCTACAACTCCATCAAGAGCCACAGTTATAACATCATCTGTTGATACAGCCGTAACCGTTATAGATAATACACCAGTTGCGCTTACTGTTGCTGCGCTTGCTGTTGCTCCGGTTATTGCTAAATCTGACTCTGTTAAAGCTGAATTAGTTAATTTACTATCCCATGCGCTTACTATTTTACCAGTTATAGTAGTTGCACCATCAACAACTGGATCTAAAGAAACTTTAAGCTCATTGATTCCTTCTAGTTCTAAGAAAGAAACATTGTTAGCCTCTAATTGTTCAGCGTTGATATAGCTAATCTGGTTATCTTTTTGCGCTCTGTTGTTCAACTGAAATATGATAGACTGCTTTGCAGTAGTACCACCGTTTTTCATTGTTGGTCGTCCTACAGTTGTATGAGAAGTTGAATAACCTCTGATCTCACCGCTTACTGTTTCTCTTACGTCTACGTTTCCAGCAGCATCCCACATGATAACCTCCCAACGGTTGTTACCTTCTAGGCTTGCTAGTACTTTGTGAAACATTGCACCGTTAGTAAAGTCTATTCTATACTTGAATAATCCTTTCGTTGCTAATGCCTCTACTCCACTTGCTGAAGTTTCAAACTGATCATCAGAAGATTGATCTTCTACATTAAAAATGTTTTGAATCACTTTGAAGTTACCAGTTTTTTGAAGAGCTAATAAGCTCGCTTGTGTTAGGTCGGTTGGTAATGCTGTACCAGTTTTTAAAAGACCTAATCCACCGCCTGACATATTATCAAAGTCAAATCTACAATGAGCTAGTCCAGCTCCTAGATTACCTGATGTACAGTCTAACGTGTTTACTAAGTTATTAATATTTGCCATTACTTAATGAATTTATTTTTTCTCAAAAATTGAACACCGTTAGCTCCTAATTCTATCTTTTGTTTTGCCTTTTTATTACCGTAGTCTTTTAAAAGCGTGTGAAAAGTAGTAGGTACTTTCTTCGGTGCTGCTACCTCTTTGGTAGGCTTTTCTTTTTGCTTTGCCATGTTATATGATTTAGCAGTTATTATAAAAACTCATTTTAAGGGAAAGAGTTAACGCATCCCAGTAATGTATAGAATCTGGCTTATCGTCGTTCGTTTCTGCATAGTTTGGATATTTCATTACCCTATAATCCTTGTTATCATAACTCGCATTTTTATTGCGTGCTATTCTAAACATGAATTTTTCAGCTAATGGAATTAACAAACCTTTGAAATTCTGATCGATACGCTTATTGTTCAATACGTTTCTATCTTTTTTTTGAAAGTTGACCGCTAGAATAAACTCAACATCCTGACTTACTTGTGCTATATCGTGATTTTCAACACTAGGCAGCATCCAAATAAGCGGATAAACATCGTCTTTGAAAGTTTCTAAAAACCTAGCTAACTCATCCTTATTTCCATAATGAAAAGTAGGAGTAAGCGTCTGACTGTTGAACTCTAAAGGCTCAATAGTAGATACTATTTGTGTTACTATGCTTTCTGGAACTATCATAGACCGAAGGAGTTTTTGCGCTCGTAAGTCCTTTTATTAAGGTTCTCAAAAGTGCCAGGATTCAACTTCTCATAATCATCTAAAAAAGTAAGTAGATCAACTGTACCAGATACTTCATTACCTTGTTTATAATAGTCTAACATTGTACCGTTACGGTAATGCCTAACTATTGGTAAATCATTATCCATACAGTAACTACCTTGATAAGCTGTTACAAACTGATTCCATGTCTCGACGTCTTTAGGAGTTGGATCAATCGGAGTTGCTGCGCTGTTATTATTGCGCTGCATACCATCCATTCCATAACTGCCGTAATTATCGTTTAAGTGTCTATTGAACACGTAAAAAGGAATACATGAGCTTTCATCTTTTAAACCTTTAAAACGTTTATCTACGTTCTCAATGGTATAAGAATATCCATTTATCAAACGATCAACCCAATCTAAAGGATCATCAATCAAGACGCCACTATTAAACTGTGTTTTGATCGTTTGAAATAATGAATAATTTAAAGCATCAGTTAGTAACTTCTCCTCACACTTATCAATGAAAGTATCTATGCCTTCAGTAGTAGCGTTGTAAGCTCCTACTGCTCCTTTAGAGTTAGGTATATAAAGACTTCCTTTATCGTAGTATGTGGAGTTAGTTATCATTTTACTTTTTCTTTGCTTTTGCAGCTAATTTTTCTTTCAACTTCTTAGCCTCTTGTTCAAAGACTCTTACTTTTCTTCCGTTAATTTCTACTTCAACTGTGTTGTCTCTGAAGAAACCTTTTGTATTGTTCTTATTGCTCATGGTTCAAATATTAAACTGCGCTATCCAATAAGGCTTTTGCAGCGGTGAATGTTCCTTTTACAAATGCTCCGTAGTGATTAGACTTTACACGTTGTACTAATCTAGCCTCAGCAAGAATCGTAACAAGGTTTTTAGTAAAGTCATCATTCTCATAACCTACATCGATATTAAGACCTTCCTTAAATCGGATACCAGCTTTTGAGAAGTCACCAGCTAAGAAATCATCTTGATCTACTCCAGTATTAGAAACAACTCTAACACCGCTTACCATTGTACCTTCTGCATTTCTGAAAGGAGGCATGATATAGTGACCATCACTAGCTTTTTCAAGCTCCATAGCTGTTACATCGCTAGGGTGCATGATGATTGTGTTTGCATCAAACTCATTAATCATTACTTGATTAAGAGCAACCTTTAAAACATCACCGTTATTAGGTTCTGAAATAGTATCTGCAAATGTTCCAGCCGCAAACGGTGTCGCATTAGCCTCAATACCTACAAGGTTTTGACCAGTTCCATCACCTGAAAGAATTTGTCTATCAATAAGTAAATTGATACGCTCTGTAAGCTCTTGATCAATTTCACTTCTCATAAGGTCGATATCATCTAACATCTCCTTAGTTACTTTGATAAACGCTGTTACTTTTACAACTTTTGCATCGTTAACAACTAAATCAAAATCGATCTGCGCTTTCTTAGCTCCTTCAGCCGTCATTGCTGGCTCACCTTCTACACCTTCTTGTTCTACCCATTCCCACGTAGTAGAATTAATAGATCCCGTATTTACAAGATCAAGCATGAATGGATTACGTCTTTGAATACGTGTGATACCGCTTTCTCTTTCAGCTTGTGGAATCTGACCAGTTGTATTAGTAGCAGTAGTCATTGTTCCTACAGCTTTAATCTGGAATGATACACCTTGTGAACGGTCATTTTTTAGAGCTTTTAACTGCTCTGCATTGTCCGTTAGGTTCTTTGCTAATTGAGAAGTAAAAGACTCATTAGCGTTTCCACTAGCTTTCATCGCTTGGATGGTTTGCCCTTGCTTAACAAGGCGTTCTTCTAGCTCTTTAAAAGCATCTTCTGTTACAGATGGCTTAATACCTTTGATCGCATCAGCAACCATTTGAGATACATCTTCTTTAGATGTTTTACTCGTAATTTGATCTTGAATTTCTTTACTTAATTCGTTTTGAAATTCCGCATTTAATTTTGCCATTTCTGACGGCTCTAATGCTGCAAAAGCCTCTTCTGTGTGTCCCTTTTTAGTAAGGAAATCTTTCCATTTATTCATGGTCTAAGAATTTAGATTAATAAAAAATTGTTTTTGTTGCAGTGCTTTTGCGGCTGCGTCTTCGGTACTCGCATGAGTGCTAAGCGGCTCATGTTTATCTTCTAGCGTTGGAGTTAATGAGTTACTACCCATTAAAACAGCGCTTATCTCTATAAGTTTACATTCTCGAACTATCCAGAAGTAACCTTTTTCTAGTGCTTTATCTTGATTTCCTATAAGTGGAAATATCTCATTCCAAAATTTATACTCTTCTTCATAGTCCTCATCATTAATGGCTAAGTCTAACTTTACATATTGCATACCTACTGAGTGCTGATCTATCTTTCCTTCGTTGTAGTCATTAAAGATTCTCTCATTGTATGACTTCTTTACATTACTATCAGCAAGTAAAGCGGTTGTGCTACCTTCTTTTTCAACTCCGAATGTGGACCAGCTTAATTCTTGTTCGTAAGCTTTTGATACGTCTCCTACTTGTGCAGCTATCTTAAACTCGTGATCGTGTAAATGGAATATCTTTTTACTTTCCTTAATCGATTTAGAAAAACAACCTTTTACATGAACGTCCTCGTGGCTATCCATCCAGTAATAAGTATTACCTACAATAGTCTTATCAATACTATCACCGCTTTGGGCTTTAGTAATTGATTTAGTTACGTTACCAATAGAAGGAGTAGACCAACCATCAGTAAACTTTGTAGCTGCTTTTTTAAGCTTTATTAGCTCCGCTTTTCGTTCTACTATCTCTTTGATTTCCATCCTTTCTAATTATTTGATGATCGTTAACTTTGATCGCTTTAAGTTTCTTAATTTTTTCTATTTGTTCTTTTGTTGGTTTGCTCATGCTGTTATGATTTGATAGTGATTATCTCCAGATACTTGATAGTAAACTGGTAACCCTATGATGTTAACACACAATTGAAAATGAACCGCTACAAACATTTTCTTTAACCACTTATTTGACCTGCTCTTACTCATTTTCTATTAGATTAATTCCCAATCCTTGAAATAATTCCGTTGTTTGTTCCGGACTCATTCCTGATTGAGTGAAGTTTCTAAATGCTACGCTTAAACTCATAGCTTTATTAGTCTTGATCTGCTCTATATGCTGCATCGGTGCTAAGTGATCCAATGAATACTGTAAAGGCTTATTCTCATAACCGATGAAGTAAGAGCTTAATGAATTACAAAAGTCTGCTGCAATAGGTTCTACTACTCCCTGAATTAATGCTATCTCGCTTTCCTTTTGATTCTCATACTTTGCATTGCTAAACACTGGAATCAAATCCTTACTAACATTAAAAGCTGCTGCAATTGCGCTGGCTGTTGTTTCTATCGCCTCTTTAAGTGCTAAATCTTTAGCGTCAATATGTAATGATTTCCAGCCAGTCTCACCCTTTAAGAACATTGATCTTGACATACCTCTTTGCATGCCGTAAGTGCTATTCTTACGCTGTATCTCTGCTTTATCGTCGTTTCCTATTGGTTTCTGGATCCCTAGCTTATCGCCTTTCTTCTCGCTGAAGAACATTTCACGTCCGTTACTCTTTATAACCACGTTTTGAGCCTCAAAGGCTTTAATCATGTTAACGGCTGGAAGTAATACGCTATCCC